TTTTGTAGACATAATATCTCCATGATAAAAACGAATCGCAGTTAAAAGGCATTTGAGAGGCGATTCGAATAACTCTCAAATATGTTGCAATTATACACTAACTCACAAACTGAGTCAAGCGTTTGTTAGGTATAAGTGAAAAAAGACCCGACATTTGCCGGGCCAAAGTATCAAAGGTAAATTTAATTAGAATAAAATTTCTTCTTCTAAATTTGAGGTAACTTCAGATTGTGATTCAAGTTCAGGTGTAAGCAACTGTTCAATAGAAGCGCCTGCATCAACTTTTGTGTAAAGATCCAGGAATGATGCCTTAGTATCATCATCAAATCGGTTCAAGCACAAACTAATTGCCTTAATTTTATCACCGAAGATACCAAATGTTTCAACAACATGAACTAAACGGCGAGTGGAAATCACTTCATCACAACCACCGTCAGCAAATGTTTTACGGATTACATCTGCCCAAGTAACAAGTTTATCGGCAAAGTCATCATCGGAACGATTAACTGAATCTAACTCTTTACGAATGATTTTCTTTTCAACAGTGGCAGAAGGCCAGTCTTGTTCGTATGTATTGCGGAATCGTTCAAGGAAAGCCTCATTCAATACATTGGTAAACATGTAACGACCATCGTCACTACCTTTACCCTTAGTGTTTGCAGTAGCAAATACGGTGAAACCAGCCGCAGGTGTAATCAATTCGCCTTTCTTTTTCAGCAGGAATGGTTTACCTTCAAGCACCCGTTGCAATGAGGAAAGATTCTGAGCACCATAATCAATCTCATCAATACAAAGCACGGCACCTTGCCGAGCAGCGATAGTCACTGGGCCATCTCTCCATTCCATATTGCCATTAATCAGTACATAGTTACCGAGTAAATCACTTTCATCGGTTTCAGGTGTCATGGAAACACAAACGAATTTTCTTTTTGCCTTTGCACATGCCTGTTCAACAGACATTGTTTTACCATTACCAGAATGACCAGTAATGAAAACAGGAAAGAATCGCATTGACTGTACGATGGAAATTACATCATCAAAGTTACCAAAAGGAACATAGTTCTTATAAACTTTTGGAATCATATCCGACATTTCAAGGTCGGTAACTACATTAACAATACGATTATCGGATTTTTCTACAGGTTTAATCATTGTAATAACTTGTGCTTGTAAATTAATTGTAGCCGGTGTAGCAACATTTACTTGACCTGATGTAGGCACTTTGTAAAGACCACGACCAGCTTTGTTACTTGGTTCTCTAGTAAACCATTGAGCGCTTGAAATGCCAACAGATTTACATACAGATTTAATTTCAGATTTTGTTACGGTGGGTTTACCCAATCCAATAAGATTTTTGATAAACTGCTCACGAACTTCGGTACGATTACTCATAATATAAAATACTCCTTCACTTTTAATAACACCATTATAACACACCTATTTCTAGATGTCAAGCCCCCCACTGTTGTTAAAAAACAACAGTTAGGCAGCAATACCCTGTATGAATTTTGAGACTAGCACTCGGTTGATTGCTTTCTTTTTATTGAATTTCATAAAGGCATTTTTCAATTTGCTTGTGGTAACTTTACCCTCAACTTCAATTTCCTCAGTCTCGGTAACTAAATCATTACCGCCAGCAACAAGATAAAAGGCATCATAACCAGGACGATGGGAAGTCAGAAATTTTTCACTTCTGAATTCTTTGAGTAATCGTACTTGTTCATCGTATTTTTTAGCAGAATCAGTTCTCTGTAATTGATTCAAATCAGAACCGTCAGGAAAAACATAACGATTGTGAATTGCATTTTTCACAGAGCCCCGATAACTTGGTAACAAAAAGAAACCAAAGACTTTTGATTCTGTTGTTACACGAAACCAATCTAAAATACCATTTGTCAAAATATCTGAAGGTGTAGATTCTGGTTTATAAATCAATTGTCTCTGATACTTGTGTTGTCTATCCGTTATGATGACATTAGTTGAACTGGCATTAAAAATGGTAGCAACTTCAACTTCTTCTTCAACATCGGTTTTCCAATTCGTTCTCATACCCATTGTTCTATATGAGGAACAATTATCAGCATCACCATCATGCACAATCACCAGACTACTCATATCTAGATTATTTTGTTTACGAAATGCCTTCATAATATCAGCAAGAGCAACAATCGCCTGATTCATAGGTGTGTTGGATAAATTTTCTGAGTCAGGTTGACCGATATAGTTTGCATAATACCTACTATTATGCCTTTCATAAGACTTCTTCAATAAAATCATATTGCGAAGTGCCTTTGAATATTCAGCATTACTCATTTTTGAGTTAATGTATTCACGAAGAAAAACTTCATTCAAACACAAATCATTCAATTTTATATCGAAAGACCCTCTTGATTTTTTACAATATTCTCTTGAAGACAAGCCAGAATCAATCATATTAGAACCGATACAATCACCGAAGCCATATACAATGAATGGTATGTTTACCTTACGGCAGAACATGGACAGAATCAAAATCTGTTCAATAGAGCCTGCCATGTTTTCAGACATAGAACCAGAGCGGTCAAGTAACAAAATCAATCCATGTGATTTGCCTTTTGGCACAATCATCATTTTACGAAAAATGTTATCATCAAACTTATACGATGATAGTTTGTTTACATCGATATCACCAGTGTCAGAGATTTTTGTTTTACTAAAAGCCTTGGCAGCCTTACGCATTTCAAATTCTTTGGCAAGCAATGAAACGTACCTCTCATTCTTGGATTTGAATTCATTAACATATTCTTTAACTTTTTCTTCCGATAAAATGCCTTCTTTAATGCGCATATCATAATATTCACTTAGCAATTGTTGCACTCTTTTAGCAGGAGTAATAATATTATCATAGTTAGCTTTTGGTAAAGTAACATACAAATATTCACGGCACTTTTCATCAAGCAACATAGATTCATTGTTGCGGAAGTTTTCATCAGTTTGGCAACTTGGGTCAAACTGGTCTACACTAGAAGGAGTTGATTCTTTATCACGAGTGCCTGTTGTGTCATCCTCATCAGATTCATCATTATCATCCTCATCAGATTGTTCTTCTGACTTTTCGTTTGTTTGTGGATTTGATTTGCCCTCGGTGTCCTCGGAAGTTTCATTTTCTTCTGGCTCATTGTATACATCTAAATCAGCGTCACCATCACCATCAGCTTCATCAGCCGGGTCACTATATTCCTCAAAGTCATTCAATTGCATATCAAATTGTTCTTGCTTGGAATAGGCATAAATTTCATCAGTGAAATTGATAACATCATCCCAAGATTCAAGAGATTGAATTCTATTTACAAAATTCAATTCTTCTGAAGAGAAGCTGATTTTGGCAGTATACTGAGATTTGGTATAAATGTTCAATCTCTCAATAAATGCCATTGTGCTAATTTCTCGATTTTTCAAACCAAAGAAATCTCGTTTATTCAATTCAGCATAGGCATCACGGAACGACAATTTTAAGCCGGGATACTTTCTCTGAACTTTTTTCTCAATACGAGCATCTTCTACAACATTCAAAAATGACTTGTAGTTTTTACCCTTAGTTTTGTCAACAACGGCATCATGCCATCCTTCCGCAGGAGTGTAAAGGGCATGGCCAACTTCATGCCCACCAAGCAGATCATACATCACTCCAGACATATTTTGCCAAATTGGAAGATACAGCACACGATTTTTTGGATCAAACTTGGCAGTTCGAATTTTCTGGTGTTGTATTGAGAGATTTTCGGTTGCCATCAATTTGGCAAGTTGAGACTTTTGGTGAACAGTGAATGTCATAATATAGTTAATCCTTGACTTTTGATGCTACCATTGTAACACAGTATAGCACAATTGTCAAGCTGCCATATTGTGAGGAAACAACACTCTAACCTGTTGATTTGTGAGGAAGAAAATTGAGGTTTCTCAGTCATGGTCGTATTATATCACAACCAGACTGAAAAGGGGGCAACTATGGTTTGTAGAATACGAATATAGGTTCGTACTTGAGCCACATTTTATCGTTGATTTTGCAGAAGTTCTTTGCCTTGGGCAAGCCTGTTTCAGTATCAATTCGATTTCCTCCAGGCATCTGTGCAAGTGCCATCTTTATCTTACCTCTATATATCATTCCCTTAGAGGTAAGTATATCAATCGAATCTTGTTCTAATGACAACATATCACCACCGAACACAGCATCAGCAATGTTCCATAGAAGATATCTGTCATTGTTCAAATACTCTACACAAGTCTCTAATGTCTTGCGGAGAAAACCTTCTCGCCATGCATCATACTGTGAAAACTTCTTATATGATTGCTCAGGGTCTTCAGAGTAAGCTTCTTTTGCAAAGTATGGTGGAGATGTAAAAATCATATCTAACTTACCCTTGTACTTTTGAAATTTGGGGTCGTTATGAATTTCTTCTGAACCATGTTGAAAGATTTCGTATGTGTGTGTCTTTGGAAACAAACCAGTCGCTCGATATGTCTTTGTGTTAAAGAAATCAGCAAACTCATGGTACTTTGTGCGGCCAGGAGTTGTTGAATGGTCTGTATTTGGATCCGTGCCGATGTAATGAATGTTTCTCTCATCATCAACAGATAGAGCACCCAACAATCTACCACCCCAACCGGAGGATGGATCATAGATGTTAATTTGTTCTTGCGTTTTGATATGATCTGTGTATCTCTCATACAAATACTTTGCAGTCAAAGGTGGGAAGTTAACTGCATACTGACAGAATGAAATGCGAAATGCCTTTAGGCCAAGAGGAAATAACTTCTGTCCTTTTTCATAGATTCGAATACGAAACAATTGTGCATCTTTGTGTTCAACATTCGTTGTGCAATTAGCAGGAATTAATTCAGGATTACTTGCTTGTAGTTGCAACAATTCATCTTTAGTAATTCGCAAATATGTTTGGTCTTTTAACTCTTCATTGTAACCAGTATACTCTTTATCACCTGCATTAGGTTCTATCCAGTAATCATGTGTGCCATATGCTCTTGCCTTAGTTTCAAACCAATGTAAGAATTCATTTGTCGATGTAGCTCTAAATCTAAATGAACCAATTTCAATCACTTGATTTAATTTAATCGGTGTTGAATAGTGATAGAACGAATCTCTTTTGAAGTGCCGTGATGCATAAGTGATGAAGGTATTCAACAATTCATCTTTGGCAAAGTAATCATAGATTGATTTGCCACTATTCACATCTGCCGTGTAGTTGATGCGAGTTTTCATCATGGTTGGAAACCATTGATTTACCGCATTACCAACTACACTTGTGTTGCGAATAACATCTGCATTGCCTGTAAGTTCATCTTTAACAAGGAACTTGTGTATAGGAAAAGAAGTCATCTCATTAAACTGATCAATGATTTCTTGTTCGTCATATCCAACTCTTGGTGGTTGACCTTTTTCATCCCACAGAAACACGATTGTTTTACGAAGTTGAATAGCCCAATCACGAAATTCTTCTATGCTCATGGCAAGAATTTCTTCAAACTTTTTGTTTGATTCTGATTCTAGTAATTCTCTATTCTTTTCGTAAAAGTATTTCATTATTTTCCGTTTTCAATTTTATACACAACACCTGGAATATTACCATCAGCCCAACTTATATCGCTTACATTAATCATGCCGTTCTTCTCATAGAACCCTCGAGCTCTAGGATTCTCTGCACGGACAGTTAACCAAACAATTTTATGCATTGAGAAAAACTCTTTCAACACCTTTGTTGCGTTACCTGAACCTTGTTCAACAGTAACAATCTGCCCAATGTGTGCATCACCTTTTTGTGCTTCTACTTTACCTATTTTTTGTTTTCTCTTATAGACACCAAACACAATCACAACACCATCTTGTAGAATAACATTGTTTGTTTCAATTTTTCGTTTGAGATAATCTTGCCGTATATGAGGAAAGTAAGCCTTTCTATACGGTGCGAATATAGATTCTATCACAGATAAGTCATCAATAGTGGCAATTTTCATTTTTTATTTCCCATTTTTTTGGCATTTTTATTAATTCTAACAATTTGTTTTACCATCTTCTCTTGTCTTTGTCTTGCCATTTGTACTGCCAAAGGCCCTACATGATCAACAAACTTAACACCATTCATATGATCTAACTCATGTAAGAAACATCTTGCAGTTAATCCTTCCATTCTGATTTGTTTAAATGCACCTGTCTCATCATAAAATTCAACATCACACCAAGTTGGCCGGTCAACTTTCAAATACATGGCAGGAAAAGACAAACAACCTTCATTGCCTTTTAATATTTCTTCTGATTGAGCAATTACTTTTGGATTGATACAAGCGATTTGAAAATGTTCTGTTCCAATAATAAACACTCTCTGAAAAATGCCACATTGATTCGCTGATAGACCAACACCACCATAGAGTTTCATTGTCAGCTTCAATCTTGCAACAAGGTTTTTCATTGTTGGATTTGGTAAAGCTTCTTTATATTCTGGAATAGGAACACTTAGCATTGGATGATTTTCACCATACAATCTTAATTGTTCTATTTTTTCTTCAGTTACAATACCCGTTGTGGTATCAATTGTTAAAAATTCACTCATTTTAATATCCTTGAAAAATTGGCAACTTTCTCAAATCTTATAGTTTCGTAAAATTTATCATTATAAATGTCACCTTTAGGCGATATTACAAACACACTTGTGTTATCATCCATATTATTAATTAAACCTAAAAAGTTATCAATCGCACTATGATCCAAAGCACTATCAATAATTTCATCCAATATTAACAGATTTGTATTAGATGAATTTTTCAATTTAGCTATAACCCTCCAAGTAAATAAAAGAGCTAAATTTATTTTAGATTTTTCACCTTCGCTAAAATTATTATAAGTAAACTCATCTCTGTGCCTAGATTTAATAGTCTCTTTGAATGATTCGTCAAGGTTAAAATTAACAAAGAAATCCAAGGAGGCTAAATACTTATTGACCAACTTGTTTATGATTGGTAAATACTGTTTAATAATCTTGGTCTTAATACCTGTGTCTTTCAACAAGCCAGAAGCAACTTCATAATATGTTTTATCTTGTATTAATTCTTTTAATTCTTCTTGCAATATAGACAGAGAATCCTTTAATTCTTTTAGCTCTTGCTGTTCTTTCTCTGACACCACCTTCGATTGCTTAAGCTCTTCAATTTGTTTCTGTAACTTAGTAATATATTTGTTTGTTTCGGTTATAGAAGTATTGTTTGTTGCAATCTTAATTTGTAGTGCTTGAATTTTCTTCTGCACTTCTGTAATTGTATTGAGCTTGTATTGCTCTGCCAATAACTTCTTCTCTAATTCTGAGAGTCCGTGTTCACACTCAGCTGCCTTGGTTGTAAGATTGGCAATCTCCGTTTCCTTAAACCCCATGGCAATGGTTTGCCTGCAGGTTGGACAATCGTCATTATGTTGAAAGAAACTGATATCCTTTCTATATTTGGATATTGTGCTTTCAATTTGCGATTCAAGCTTTGTAATAGTCTTGAGTTTATTCTCAACTGAAGTCTTCTCTTCCACAGAGGTTTGGTGTGTGGCAACTTCTGTGATGAGGTTTGCAGTCTCGTCATGTAAGGTCTGTATAACACCCTGATTATTTTGTATCTCTTCATTATATTCATTTACCTTGTCATCATTGTTTTGCTTTAACTCTTTGATGTATTTTTCTTGCAACTCAAACTTCTGACGAGACAAGTCAATGTCATATTTTTTAGATGTAGTTGAATCTTTGTTACCAGATAATTTCTCTCTAAGAATACCATTCATTGTGGAGAAAATTTGAATATCTAACAAGTCTTCAATGATTGCTCTGCGGTCAGAAGCTGACAATTGCATGAATGGAACAAATGATGCCGAGCCAAGAATAACAATCTGTGTAAATGATTTGTAATTTAATTTGAGAATAGTCTTCTCAAGATATTCTTGATAATCTTTCGCAGCAGCATCTTGATTTAACAACTCACCATTTTGATAAATTTCAAAGACATTTGGTTTAATGCCTCTAATAACTTTATATGATTTGTTGTTTGTGTCAAACTCAATTTCAATAATACAATCTTTGCCGTTGATTGAATTAAGTA